GGGAGTCCATCCCCACCTGAACCGGGTTTCTTCCGGTAAGGCACGAGTGTGACCAAACTCGGTCAGACCTTCAGCTCGCACCTTGGCTGTCCAGTAAAGGTTGTGGGAATAAATTTCGTGAAGCTCTAAATTCTGAGCCCGCGAATTCCTCACGCCCAACATTAGACATCGCCAACCCCCGCGTTGCCAATCATCATGACGCTCTCTCACTAAGTGAGCGTTAGAGATGGTTCCCCAGGTCAAAAGGCCAAAATCGTTCGGATCGTCTACGAATGGTATACGTAGACAACCCGTCGAATCCCGGCCTCCCCGCTTTTCCCTTATCAAGGGAGTTCGCAGGGCTCTGGTCATCAAATACCTTCGCAGGTTGAGATAACCAAAGTCTAAGGCTCTGTTTGATAAATCCACGTAAGACGCGATCACTCTCTCAGACACCCGTTCCGTATGGTACGGGATACTAAATCTGATGGGAGTAATATCGTCCCCGCTGTGGTAGTACTTACCACAGCTTTCACGGACCAACTGCGACGAGACAAAACTTTTGTCGCGGTTAATCGTGAAACGTAGATCCTCTAATGTCTGGATGACATCGTCCGTGATTCTAGAATCACAGATAATGTCATCGCCATAGACGGACGGATTGAGCAAGGGTTTCTTCCAGGGACTGTCTGTCAAAGACAGTATAGTAGATAAGATCTCACTCTGATCGAAGCCCGTCGGTTTTTTGTAACGGTGGCGTAATGAACTCAGTAAAACCACAGAGGTAAAAAGCACGCACTGTACGGGGAAGCATATTGCTGACCCCATAGGCGCGAACTTCCTAACTTTGATGGTTTCTCCTGTTGGTAAGAGGACCTGCGACGATCTTGTCGCCGCAAAGTACCTCAACCAAGGAACGGGGAAGACCCTTAATATAAGGTCCCACCCGACTGAGTCTGAGGCCGATGATAAATCAATGGTGTCTAAAGCCAGGCTAGTTGAGCCTAACAAAGACATCCTCTGATTACGGGTTTGGTCGTTGATCTTTACCCAACG